GCAGAGAAAGACTGTGCTGTGTCTGTTCTAGCTACTAAAGAGCCTACTGTTAAAGTTGGATTACCAGAAACACCGTCACCATTCGTTACTGTGATGACATTAGTTGTTCCAGTAATTGTACGAGATGATGCTGTTCCAGCACCAGTTCTAGCAATAATTCCATTTGTTGATAATCCTGCTACAGCTCCTAAGTCAGCATCATATGCCTGTACGGATACACCGATGTCACTAGACCGTAAACCAGTTAACTCAACAACAGTACCGCCGGAGTCTTTTGTATAAAGTTTCTTATCGGTGACATTGACTGCTAATTCACCTTGTGTTAGCGAACCAGCAGATGGTACTGCAGAAGCAGTAGAGCTGTTCTTAGTTACGATTGTGGTTGGCATTAATATGTTCCTCCGTCAAGTGTTCCTGTGATTTTGCTACCCGCTAAAGATGTAATCCATGATGGGTTAGCATATGAACCGCCTAGCGCAACATAAGTGCTGGCAGCGGTAGATGAAGTTAAATAACTCGATAAATCTAATGTACTCCATTGAGTAGCATAATTGGTATTTGATGATTTTACTAAATACTGTCCGGTAGTACCGCCTATAGGGACACCAACACCATCAGCACCAGCAGGACCAGTTGCACCAGTAGCCCCTGTAGCACCTTGTGGTCCAGTCGCTCCTGTAGCGCCTTGCGGACCTGTATCACCAGTATCGCCTTTAAGACCTTGTGGACCAGTCGCTCCTGTAGCACCAGTGGCTCCGGTATCACCTTTTGCGCCTGTAGCTCCAGTCGGTCCTGTTGCCCCTTGAGGTCCAGTAGCGCCAGTTGCGCCGGTCGCTCCAGTTGCTCCTGTTGCGCCTGTGTTACCACGAGGAATACCTAGACTAACAATTAAATCATTTGAATCGTAGCTGACTGTTGCTTCTGAACCAGCAGCTAAAGTCGTTGCTTGAAATGTTACATCTGCAGCAAAGTTTAAGGTTGCGTCTCTCGCTGCTTCTGCGTTTGTTTCGGCTGTTTCGGCATTAGTTTCTGCCACCAAAGCAGCATCTCTTGCTGATTCAGCAGAGTTCTTTGCATTAGTTGCTGTAGTAGCAGAACTTGATGCTGAAGACGCTGAACTACTAGCTGCAGAGGCTGAACTCGATGCAGAGGTTGCACTGTTTTGTGCTTGGTTCTTGAAGTTCTCGGATTGTTGGGCATATTGTTGTGCTACGACGGCTTGGTTATTTGCATCGTTAGTAGCATCACCTGCTCCGCCGGGTCCACGATAGATTGACAAGGTTTATCTCCTTATTTGTTTAAATACACTCGTTGAATGCACTTAAACAAACTCCCTAGCCGAAGCTAAGGAGCTTGAGTAGCCTATATTAGGCGTTTACTGCGAGTACGAAGCCAGCTTCTGGACGAACTGTCTTCACGCCGAACAATGTGTCAGCAGTGTAGAGAGTCGACAAGTATTCTTGCTTGTACTGAGTCTGTGAACGAACACCAAGTTGCTCTGCGAATACCATAGTATCAGTATGGAACAAGAGAGCAGCTTTAACTGCGTCACCAACAGAGTTAGCTGCAGCGGTCTCAATAACAGGCATATTGCTCGATACATAAATATCGATACCATATAGCTTGCCGATTTGACCATTCTGTACACCACGACCATCAACGAAGTCAGAGCTGTTGTAACGGTCAACGCCCATGATTGCATTGCGGAGTGATGGAGGAATTGCAAACTTACGACCATCCATTGGCACATCAGCGTCGTCCATCAACTGGATGAGCTTACGGAAACCAGCATCGGTGAATACATCGGAAGTAATAACTGTGTCTTCTGCGTACAGAGTTAAACCAGTAGTTGCATCAATGTAATATGAAGTGCTATGTGTCCAGTCAGAGCCGTCACCATCACCGAAGGACTTGCCTAAAGCGATGAGTGTGTCGTCAACTTTCTTAGCCAAAGCGTAACCAGCATCTTCAGTGTAGAACGAACGCAAAGAAGACAATGCTTGAGTTTCGACGATGTCTTCGATGAAACGGCTATACTCGAAGTGTTGGTCGATGAGAACTTGTACTTCGCTCTCGGTGTTAGCTTGGATGGTTACTGCAGTGTTAGCTGCTTTAGCCGCTGCTACGCCACGAGTTGGCTTAGGAATATGCAATGTGTCGCCTTTTTTGCCTTTGAAAGACATCTTACGGACGAGGTTTGCAAGAACTAAGTTTGCTTTGTATGCAGCGATGACTTCATCAGACCAGATTTCTGGAATGAACTTGTCTGCTGCGGTTTTGTTAACGATAGATGTACTACCGCCGGGGTATGTTACTGCTGCCATGATTAATTTCCTTTATGAATTATTAAGTCTAAAATTACTTAACTCTCCCTTCGCTATAAGCCATCAAGATTTCATCCTGAAGTGCTTCATAACGACTAGGGTCGGTCAGTTTCAATTTAATTAGGTCTGCTCGACGATATACTTTCCTGCTCGTCTCTCCAGCACCACCAACATCAACAGAGGCAGCCTTCATTGCTTGTTCTTGAGCTTTGCTTTCTACTGCTGCAGTTTGAGTCGTTTGAGTTTGCTGTTTGATTTGCTTTAGTTCTTTGTAAGTACTAAGCAACTCATCGGCGGCATCAAAGTCAAATTCTGCATCAGCTTTAGCAAACAAGTTCAGTCGAATCTTAGAAGATTTAACCCAATCTTGGAATCCAGTATCTTGTGCGATAGTGGTAAAATCAGGATGTTTAGCCGACAGTTGTTGTGCCGTCTTCATCTTCTTCATTTCTAATGCTGCTTGTCTAGCTTCAATTACAGCAGGGTGCTTCTCTACTTGTCTGTTGACAGCCTGTTTAGGGTCGACAAAAAAGTCTTCTTCAAGCGATTCTTCAATAGGCGCTGTTTCTTTTGTTCGAGCTTCGAGTTGTTGCTTTAAAAGCTGGTCTGCAAGACTTCGTACTTCGTGAACCTCGTTTGCTTGACGACCAATGAGCTTTTCAGCCTCTTGGTGCATCTTTGCAATTTCTATTGCGGACTTACCTCTGTACTTCTCTGGTAACTCTTCCGTTGGTTCTGGTTTAACATCAACCGCTTCAGCTTGCCCTACAGTAGTGCTGTCAGGGACTGGGGTTGTAATGTCTTGTACTACTTCTTGCTCATTGCTTTCAAACAGTTCGTCTTCTTGAATAAATGTTGCTGCCATTTAAAGTCTCCTGTCACCGAATCAAGTGATTTTAGGATTAATAATCTGAGGCTCTAGCGAGGTATCTCAGGCGTTTTGCTTTGCTTCTTGCTTCTGTTTGTCTTCGTGCCTTTTCGCCCATCTATCATAGGCGGAGACGAAGACTGGGTCAGTACCATCCAAACTAATTCTTATAGGAGAAATAATTCGGTTAGCATCTAACCCGCATTCACAGCGAATCGTTGTTGTTTCATCTCCAACAAAACTCTCTGTAATATGTTCCTCTGAGCATTTAAAGTCGTATAACTTCCTACTCATTCGCCGTGTCTCCCGACAAGAGCTGTTCGTAGGACTGCTCGGATACATCTTTAAGACTGAGAAGCCATTGGAGTATGTCCAACTGTCCTCGCTTCAGATGCAAATCTGCTTCAGTTTGGATTGGTAAGACATTGTTTAAGGAATTGAACATTGTCTGTGCATCTTCCATTAAGTCTTGCCAACCTTGAGTAGCCGTCATTGAAAATCGGTTCTCGTAGTATTCTTGTAGTTTTTTATCTATCATTCTTTATCCTTGTGGAGAATGTATGTAAGCACTCACTTACATTTATAGCGGTATTTTACCACAACTTTGCTAAAAAGTCAAGTGTTTTTTATTGTGTTCGTTGTTTTTGCATCTGTAGCTCTACAATCTTGCCTTTATTCTTAATATCGGCTTCTTTGAGCATCAGTTCTGCTATCTTGGCTCTCTTTGCAAACTCAGATTCTTGGTTTTTACCATCAATGTTGGTAGAAAGTGAGCTAATGACCTTTGCACGCAACTCTTCAGGCATCAATTGGGTCTCTACAACAGTCTTAGCAGCCTCTGCAGAGTCTCTTTGCGCCCTAGCCTGTAGCGACTGGGTGGTTGCTTGAGCCTGTTCCATCTGCAATTGCTGTGTCATCTGAGCCATTTGAGCCTGTTGTGGGTCTGGTTGACTCATTTGGGTCAATGCTTGCTCTAATTCAGCCCTATTGGACAGGCTAGAGTTACCAATGATACCTTTGAGGATGATTGGCAGTACTGGAGTATTAGGTCCAAGGGTCTGTAACAAGCCAATGAGCTGTTGTTGTTCGTATTCACGAGCCATAATACCCAATGTAGCAGTCGGAATGAACTTCATATCCACAGAAGGATAACGCTCAGGGTCAAACTGCATATAACGGAAGGCTGCTTTCTTGATTAACGGAACCATAAAGTCTTCTTGGAAGTTCGTTAAGGTGCGTTTGTACTTCTTAATGATGCCAGCCATTGCCATTGACATACCAGCGCCAGAAGCGTCTCTGGAAGCCTGAGACACAACTCCTTGGCTATCTAGGGTTCCAGTTGCCATAAGGAGCATACGCTCAAACTCTTTCGAGGTAGCGAAGTTCTCAGGGCTAGTCTGACCGAACTTGAATGGCATCATAATCTCAGCAGGATTGCCATTGGTCAAGAGTGCTTTGCCGGGTTTAACTTCAAACTTAGAGCCACGGGGTAGACGAGTCGCATCAATCGCAATCATTGGTGCAGTAGTCAATGCCAAGCTATCTAGGTGGCTACGAAGTTGAGCATCAATAGCCTTTTGCATATTATAGGCTTTCTCTACTGTACCACGACCCCAGAAGCGGTTAGGTACTGTATCGTCTTGGTAGGCGATAACAGGACGGTCTTGCATCATGTAGGGATTCTTCTCAGCCTTGAGGAGGAGTCCATCGTTAGCAATCACGACAATAGCCTCTACGAGGTCGCTGTAGCTGTCAGCGGTGCTGTCTTCAGGGAAGAGGTCAACTACTTCTTCATCTTCGTTCTCAAGCTGTTCTAGGTACTCTCTTGGCACTAAACCGTAGTAGGTTAAGAGCTTGACTTTGTCGTCTTGGTACTGAACTACTTCTTGAGTGACTTCGAGGTCATCGTCGTTGCCAGCAGGTCCGATGTCTACCTTGCGATAGATACCCTTCTCCATACCTTCCACAACTTTGTGAATAGACACAAACTTCTCTACTGCACAGCCCATTGCATCCTCAATCGAGGTGGCGTTGGGGTCAATGAGGAAGTTCTTAGGATTAACAGGAACAACCTTAACGCAGAAGTATTCTTTCTCCTGTACGCCATAGGCTGCTTGGGTACTGCCGGGCATAGGCATCGTTGCAGGAACAAACTCTTTCTCTTGCTTAACGATAATCTCACCGATACCAGTACCATAAATCTCTGCCATCAATTCTACTTGGTCAACAGCCTTACGAATCTTATGTCGCTCAAGGTCTTCTTTGAGTTGTACCTTGATTGCTTCAACATCCATTGGATTGTTGTTGTAATCTCGTACATCGTCCTTGATGTCGAAGAATTCTCCGTTACCAAAGATTGCTTCCATAATCTCAGCGTGTCGTGTTTCAACAGCTTGCTGTGTAGCGGGGCTGATTAAGCGGCTACGCTCAGACTCTCGTGTCTTGTCTTCGTCTGCCCAGATTCCACGGAAGATTCTTTCGTATTCTTTCCAGTATTCTAGGTAGTTCTCATCACGAGAATCTCTCCAGCGGTCACAATGTTGTATGACGAATGCGGTAAGTTCTTTATCCGCCTCAGATGGTTCTTCCCATTGAGTGCCTTCGTTCATGTCCATATTTTCAGCCATGTTATTCCTTATTTAGTGGTATCGCCAAAAGGGTCTTGATACATTGGTGAAACAATCTTTTCTTGCGGTGTAGGTGTTTTTAAATACTGTTGTAAGTTCTTTAATACTTCTATTTGATTAGGGGTATAAGCGTCTTTCCATTCATCATTAGCGTCTGGTGCTAAATAGCCACGCAAATAGGCATCTTGTCTATTAATTGCAAACCAATCTGTAAATGGTCTTTTCTCGCCGTATTGTTGCACTGCGGTCTCGTAAGCCTTCTTATCAATTGCTAACTGTTCTGGTGTTAGCGATTGGATTAGTTGAGTTCTTCCTTTAGCAAACTGTGGGTCTACTTCTGGTAGATAGTGTAGAATATCTCCAAAGATAGCTTTCTTTAATGCTTCGCCTTTGAGATTCTTGTCAAAAATCTCAACAGTTGGTTTACCCGGTCTAGGGTTATATTTCTCATTAGGAGAATAGAATTCAATAACGCCTCCGTAGGGTGATTTTTTGCCACGAGAATCGATTATCTCAAATGGATATTGACTTAACTTTGGGTACTCTTGATAAATTTGTTTTAAAATATCTTCCATTTAGTATCCTGAAACCACATCTAATGCTTGCCAATCGTCTTCTTCGTTGTCAATACTGTAACTTGTTACCGCTAGTTGGTCGATATAGCTTAGAGCATCGGGTAAGTCGTCATGCACCTGTGGGGTAGGGAACATGAGCAACTGGTCAACAAACTCTTCAAAGTCTTCATCGGCATTCAGTACCACTCGTCCATGCTCAAAGCGACCTTGCAAAGCCCAAACAATCCTATCTACTTTTTTCTTGTTGCCATGCGTTAAATCTAAGATATGAGCGTAACAGTTGTTCTTTCGCATCAAATCACTGAGGTAAGGCAATACTGCATTCTTTAGCGCCCCTCGCTCGATACCAACTGCTAGAGGTTCATACTCTCTAATATTCTTTAAGATATTGAGTGCGGTAGTCTGGATGTCCCAACGACCAGCCTCAATCTTCTCTACAAACCATGTACCATCATCAGTTACTTTTACTACTGCGATAGCGGATTGGTCTAGTCTCTTCTTGGTAGCGGTAGCGTGTTTAGCGACATCTTCAAAGCCAGCTAAGTCTACTGCGATGTACCAAGACCCAATCTCAGGTTCTTCACCAAACTTAATCCACTCTTCTTTAAATAATCCTGCACCAGCATTATTGAAGGAAGACAGGTATTCTTGTCCGAATGCAAAGGAGCTTAGTGTTCGCTTTGCAGCCTCAATCTCTTTCGGGTCAATCGTTTCATTGTCAGCGGTGGTAAAGTGCCACGACTTCCAATCCTCATCTACACCACTCTGTCCCAATTGGAACCACTCATAAAAGTGGTTACGACCAGAAGGAGTAGAGATAAACATGGCTCTACCTTTTTTATCCGATAGAGCAGCACGAAGCACTCGTTCCCAAATCTCTGACTTGATAAAGGCAACTTCGTCCATTACCAAGTACGACAAAGACACACCACGCAATGAGTCTTGGTTGTCAGCGCCTCGAATGAGGATTTTCCTGCCGTTAACTAGACTAATCTCTAGATTATTAATGTGAGCAGATTTGATGACAGGCTTACCTAAGTCCATCAACAAGTCCCACATAATCGTTCTTGCTTGTCCTAGTGTTGGTGCAACATACATCACACTAGAACCTTCAGGACAGTTTAACCCTTCAATCAATAGGGTTACTGCAGATAACCTTGACTTTCCACAGCGACGACCAGCAGCAATCACTTTGAATCGAGTCTGGTCCTTAAATACAGTTTGTTGCCACTTGAGCAGTTTAAAGTCAAGATTCATCAATGTCCTTAATTGTTACATCGGTGACATCGTTATCAATCACTTCTTCTGCTTCTATTGTTGGACTAGTCAGTCCACTAATGTTAATACTAATCTGCGGTGTTCCTCCACCATTCTTTCCTTCAAAGCCTGAAAGTGGTAACAACCGTTCTCCACAAAACTTTAGCATTGCTCCCTGTGCGGGGTGTCCATCTTGTAGCGCAGTCGTGATAATCTTCTCAATCACACTATCGCCATGCGTTGCCAACAGCCTTGCTCTAAACTCTGCAATCCTTGCTGCGTCGCCGGGAGGTCTGCCCACCACGCCGGGATTCTTCTTCTTGGCGAGAGCCTTGTTGGAAGGACGACCACGAACAGGTTTACCATCGACTACTTTTCTTCTAACCAACTTTGGTCGCTGCTTCTTTAAGACAACACCATCGTCTGAAGACTGTGCATCTTCGGTAGATAATTGTTTTTCAACTTCTAACATAACGCCTTTTTATCCTTAAAGGAAAGACAAAGTAAGATGTTCAAACACTTACTTAGACAAAAAAAATTCAAAGCCCTATAGGTACTATAGTATACTGCCGTTAGGCTGTAGTTCGCTATTAGGGGGTTTCTTGGTAATTGTTTTTCACCAAGTGGTTTAGAGGTGGTTTAGCGTGCTATAATAATTCACTGCTTGCAGGGCTTACACGATTCTTTATAGTGTGTTGCTTGAACTTGTAAGGCGATTTTAGCACATTTTTGCAATTTTGTCAAGCATTATTTTTACACCTGTTGTAAAACAACAACATAGACCACAACATAGTCGTCTGCGACTGAGCAGATTCAGCGGGTCTGCACTGGCGATATAGGTCTCCGCTGGGGACAACACCGACCTCCTACGGAGTGAGCATTTCCACTGACTGTGTCCCTATTTTATTCTACCTTATTAATCAATGACATACAGCATTGTTGACTATGTCCCTTTTTTCTTAATTATCATAGTCCTATTTTACTTTTTTGTATGCTATGGTGGCTCCGCCAACATTACACAACATAGTCTACCCCACCCCCCTATGTTGTTTCTATACAACACTTTAGCGAAGTAAGCACTCACTTACACGGCTATGCACCAATATAGTGCAGTGCTGTAAGTAAGCGCTCACTTCATAGGCGATAGAGAAAAACTATTGACCTGTGTTGTTGATAGAGAATGTATATGGGGCGATGATGCACCTATTTAGTGCAACATAGTGCAACCTTGCACCAACATAGACCATAGACACAAGCTATCGACAACGATACTCAATAGATAAATACAATCAATAACTTAGGGTTTATCCCTATTTGAGAAGTGTACTATTAATACATAATTGATACTGTAGTATTTAATTAATCACTAATCAGGAGCTAAAATTATGAGCGCATTAATATATCAGCAGGTCACCGATAAAATCATTACCGAGCTAGAGAGCGGTAATATCCCTTCATGGGTTAAAAATTGGAGCGGCGACGCTGGGAGTGATTGTAATGTTATTACTAAGAAAACCTATAGCGGCATAAATACAATTATTCTAGGTATGAGCGGGTTTAAATCACCGTATTGGGCAACATATAAACAATGGGTTAGTATTGGCGCTCAAGTAAGCAAGGGTAGTAAGGGTACGCAAATAATATTCTATTCACCGGTAGAAAAGGGTACTAAGATTACCGAAGCCGGTGAAGTTAAAAACTATAGCTATATTCTAAAATCGTATACGGTTTTCAATGCCGAGCAGGTTACCGGGTTTGAAGCGCCAGCAATGCCAGCGCCTAAGGTATTTAATGATATCGCCAGCATTGAAGCATTGACCGTTAAGAGCGGCGTACAATTACAATTTGGCGGCGATAGAGCGTACTATTCACCGTCACAAGATTATGTTGCTATGCCGCATAAGTTACAATTTAATAATGAAGCCAGCTATTATGCAACATTATTGCATGAGCTAGCGCACTGGAGCGGTCACAAATCCCGCCTCGATAGAGATTTGAGCGGTAGATTTGGTAATGAAGCATACGCCGCAGAAGAGCTAATAGCTGAGTTAAGCGCCGCATTTTTATGCGCTCGGTTTAATATCGCCGGTGAATTACGCCATTCTAGCTACATTGCTTCATGGTTACGAGTGTTAAAAAATGACAATAAAGCAATATTTAAAGCGGCGGCATTAGCACAAAAAGCCGCTGATTATCTAGCAGGGTTTGCCGGTGAAGTAATCACCGAAGTATCAGAAGAGCTAGAAGCAGCATAGTAAGGGTTTATCCTAATGTTGCATTATTGCGGCATTAGGATTATCCTATTTTCAGTATCCTAAAATTGGAGGGTTTAAAAATGAGTAACTATAAATTATTAAATGTTGATAGCAATGCGAAAACCGTTAAAGGTCAAAAAGAGGGTTTTCTTACCGGCGTGTTATATCTAGCGCCATATAAATTAAGCGGGTTTAATACTTGCGCCATGGCTGATATAGCACAATGCGCTCATGCTTGCTTAAATACAGCGGGACGGGCAGGGATTATTAAAACCGGTGAAAGTACTAATCCAATACAGCAAGCTAGAATTCGTAAGACTAAGCAATTCTACACTGAGCGCCAGCACTTTATGCTTGAATTAGTTAAGGATATTAATAAACTAATTAAGCAAGCTAAGCGGGACGGGTTTATTCCCGTAGTGCGCTTAAATGGTACAAGTGATATTAAATGGGAAAATGTTACTTTTGATTATGAATTTATGTATGGCAAAATCCGCACGATTACAATTTTCGATTTATTCCCCGAAGTACAATTTTACGATTATACGAAAATACCAAATAGAAAAGAATTACCTAAGAATTACGATTTAACATTTAGCTATAGTGGCGTATCTGCTTATCAAAAATACGCAAAACAAGCTATTGATTCGGGAATGAGATTAGCTGTAGTTTTCCGGTTACAGGATAAAATCCCGTCGCATTATTTGGGTTTGCCTTGTGTTGACGGTGACAATACAGATATCCGGCATTTAGACCCTAAGCGCTCCATTGTCGCATTGTATGCTAAGGGTAAAGCTAAGAAGGATTACAGCGGCTTCGTTATTGACATTAAACCGGTTTAAGTATTAACCTATAGGCGCTTATATTAGGCGCTTATAGGATTAGTATTTTGCTAATCGTTAACCTATTACTAGGAGGCTTTATTATGCTATATGAATACGATTTTACCGGCAGAAAACCGAGTATTGTACAAGTTAAAAAACAAGTAAATGAAGGTATTAAACAGAATGCTAGTATGATTTTAATTAGCTGGGGAGAAAACCGTATAGATATTGAGCGGTCATATAACGGCGCTCAGTGGTTGGGGTACGGCTGGATTAAGAGTATATCCGGTTATGATATTGCGGAAGGTTTAAACCATGATTAAATCATTGCTATTAACCGGTGTATGCTTATATACTTGCATTGCTGCTGTAATCTCTATTGTATTCTATTTATAGGAGGGTTTAATTATGAGTTTATTACAAGAGATTGAAAAACACGGGTTAGCCGATTGTGAATTTAATCGAAGGTTAACTAAGGACCGATTTGACTATTACCTAGAATTTATGGCTATGCGCTTAGAGGACCCCGATTTTAGTATGCTTTATGGGGTTGGCGAGTATGATAAATGGTATTCTGATTATATGAAAATGTTGACTGATGAGAGGGTTAAGACAGAATGAAAACCCTATATTGGTGGTTATGTTTTTACCTAGTTTTAGCTTATGTTGTCTATCACCTTGTTGGGGTGATGTTATGCTATACTTGGGAATACCTCTAAAACGCTCTAAAACGGCGTATACGGGGTTTTCTTAGGTGAGGTAAGGGGTAGCCCTATGCTACTATGTTTTTATTGAATAGAGAGGCTTTTTATGAATTACAACAATAATCGATATTATGAACCAGAAGACGGGGATTTTGACGAAGATGCTTTTAACGAATCGGTGGATTGTTTATTGGCATCCGATGGGGAGTGTTATTGGGCTGCTTCTGATAATTGGGCTGAGGCGTTGAGCCAATTAGAATTGAGCGAGGATTATGAACCCAATAGCGCACCTGCTGAGGTCATAGACAAGGTCAAAGCATATTGGTTAGATATTGCTCAAAATATTGCTGAAGGGGATTTTTAATGCGATGCCAATGCTGCAATACTATGCTGACTGATTTTGAGGCAACAATTAAACACGCCATTACTCGTAAATACTTAGAGATATGTAGTGATTGTCTAAAGACGATTGAGGCGCATATACCAATACAGGTAAGACAAGACCTTATGGCTGAATCAGATACGGCGCTATCAGAGTCGTTAGTTGATGATAACGGGTATATTGATGGTGGTTTAGATGCGGAAGACCCTGAAGACTATTGGACAGATTGGGACAATAGATAATGCACTCGCTTGCGGGTAATATAGGTATCGTTATAGTTAATATAGTCTATGCCATAACTGTGAATATAGACTACTAACAATTAACATAAAGAAACAATCAACGATAGTCTATGTTGTAAAAGCATTATACTCAATTTTGTAAATGTTGTCAAGTCTTTTATTTTTGTCTTATGTATTGACTTTTTATGGTTATGTCTTATGATTGTGTTGTCTTTTAACTAGGGGGTGTTTATGAATCAAAGCCACAACGAAGAAGCTCGCTATCACTTTATTATGATGGATTTTGTTGATTTAATTGGTGATTATGGCTATGACAAGGTCATGGACGATTTATCTACGGCGATTGCTGATAAGGTTAATAGACTTGTTGGCAGGGCTGTAATGGAAGAGATTGATGATTAGGGATGTTATCTTTGTTGGAGTATTTGCGCTCGGTGTTGTGTGTGGCTGGGTTGCTAATCAGGTTGATTTTGACCACGCTGGTTGTGATGATTACTCCGGCAAATATCAACGCTATGAGGCTTGGCTTAGCGTTAAGGATGGGGTGTATCGATGTTTTTGGATTGAGAAAGATTATCCGCACAGAGTGCGTGTGCAAGGTGTAATCGATGTTAAGTAATGTAAACATAAAGCAGTGTTTTTGTAAATAATACGATACATTAGGAATGTTATGACTAAGAAAACCAGAGCAATGCTTGAGGCTGAGAACGATGAATTGCGTAGAGGAATCATACCCGATGGTTATGTTTTCCTTTGCATTCATTGTGCAAAAGAGTTAAAATTGTTTGAAGGGACTGAAGATGGCATGGAAGTGTCCACCACTAAACCTAGTGAATTGGAATAACTTTTGGAAATGGAGAAAACCAATGACAACTTTTACCAGCGAGGATAGAGAATTATGCGAACACGATTTGATGAAACAAATCAAGGCATTACAGGACGAACTAGTCAAAACACAAACCGAACTAGTTATGGCACTAGCCGAGGTGCAGGCACTTCGATGTCAACTCATTACGGCGGAGGGTTCAAGACATTGACCGAGAGTAAATTTTTATATCACATGGCTTGCGACGAGTGCGGTTCAAGCGATGGTAATGCAATGCACAGCGATGGACACACTTACTGCCATGTATGCCACACATACAAGGCTAGGAATGGTGAAATTACGAAAGATTACAAAAAACCAATGAATAAGGAACTAAACTTTTATGACAATGCTTCTTCTCGTAGTATCGTTAATCGTGGTATTACTTCGGCTACTTGCGTAGCTTACGGCGTTAAACAGGATGATGGTAAACACTACTATCCCTATTATGACATCGATGGCAAGATGGTCGCTATTAAGACTAGATTGGTAGAAACCAAATCATTTAGCATTGCCGGTGATTTCAAAGAAGCCACACTCTTTGGTCAAAATCTATTTACCAAATCAGGTCGCTACTTGACTATCTGTGAGGGTGAATTAGACGCTCTGGCTGCTTACCAGATGCAAGGTAGTAAATATCCTTGTGTTAGTATCCGCAGTGGCGCTAGTGGCGCTCTGAAGGACTGTAAAGCAGAATACGAATGGATTGATTCTTTTGAGAATATTATCTTATCGTTTGATGCCGATGAACCCGGACAGAAAGCAGCACAGGCTGTCGCCGAGTTGTTTGGTGGCAAAGTTAAAATAATGAAACATAAGACAGGATACAAAGATGCCTCTGATTATCTTGAAAATGATGCTAGTAAAGAATTTGTTGATACTTGGTGGGCTGCTGAATCTTACATACCTGATGGAATTATTCAAGGTAACACTCTCTGGGAATTGGTATCGTCTCCTATTGAGAAAGCTGATTGTGACTATCCGTATGACGGCGTTAATAAACTCACATACGGCATTCGCAAAGGGGAACTTGTCATGGTCACAGCAGGCTCTGGTCTTGGCAAATCTCAGTTCTTACGAGAAATCGTTTGGCATATCCTTAACAAGACTAGTGACAATGTCGGACTTATGTTTCTTGAAGAGGGAGTCCGCAAGACTGCTAGGTCGCTTATGTCTTTGGCGGTGAACAAACCCATTCATTTACCTGATGTTGAAGTTACTTCTGAGGAGTTAAAAGATGCTTTTGATAGAACTTTGGGAACTGACCGCCTGTATTTGTTTGACCATTTTGGCAGCACTTCTTTGGAAAACATTGTCAACCGAGTACGATATATGGCTAAAGGTCTTGGTTGTGGTTATGTCTTTCTTGACCATATTAGCATTATCGTTAGTGGCGGTGATGTTGGTGATGAACGGAAAGCTCTTGATGCCATCATGACCAAGTTACGCATGATTGTGCAAGAGACTGGCATCAGTTTGATTTGTGTCTCCCATCTCAAGCGTAACGAAGGTCGTGGACACGAGGAAGGTGCAGTCACATCCTTGGCACAGTTGCGTGGCTCAGGCGCTATTGCACAGCTTTCTGACATAGTTATTGGGCTAGAGCGTAATGGACAGGCTGAAGATATGATTGAGCGCAACACCACTAGTGTCAGGGTGCTAAAGAATCGATTTAGTGGCTACACTGGCAATGCTGGTTCTTTGCTGTATAATGGACAAACCGGAAGAATGTTAGAGATAAAGGATACGCTATGAATAATGATTTAATTGAAAAAGCAAAACGCTATGCACAAACCGATGACTACCATGTCACTCGTAAAATCATTACTGATTTGTGTAACGAGATTGACCGATTGAAGGAACTTAACAAGAATGTGTTTAGTCGCATTCAGGACAATCAGGAAGTGTTTAAGAATGCAGAGCGATACAACTGGCTACGCAGTGCATCATGGGATGTCAATCCTGAGATTGCAGCACCATCAGTAATCCTGTGCAACGGCGATATGACTAAGTGGCAATGGATGCTCGGTCAAGAGATTGATGAAGCGATTGATAAGTATTTAGACAAGGAGTAAGCATGACTACGAAGACTGTTAAACTAGATAGTTTTATTTGGATTGCCGAGAATGGTAGCCTAGAATATGGGTTTTACATCGGTGATGGCGATGACCCTATTACATTTAAAAGCACACTTAAAGAAATAGTGCGTCAAACATTGGATATGTATTTTGTTCGTGGTGTTATCTGTCCTGACCATCGTGGTGATGTGGAACAACTGATTAAGAGTTTGAAAGCTGCTGTAACATTGGCAGAGAATGAACTGGAGCGCATGGGTGATGAATAAACTAGTCAACATCAATGGTCGTTTAATCAATCCCGATTCAGTTACTTACATTATTGATAGGGAGATTGTGTTTAACAACGGGCATCGTTGGGTCGCTACTGAACCTGAGATACAGGAACTATTGGCAGTGATGTTTGAGACACCAAGACCAGTACCAACTACACCAGTCGTTGCTAAGAAAGCAGTTAAGAAGAAATGACTCTTGAACACTACATTGTCGGAGCCACTGGCATTGGCTATTTAGTTGTTGGTGTACTACAACTAAGCAAAGGCAGTATGTCTAATGCATTGATTTGGATAGGATATGCTGCTGCGCAAATTGGACTATGGATTAATCTTAAATAAAGGATAATGTAATGGCTATTAGAAATAAACCAAAAAGATGTGATTTTGTATATAAAAACAAAAAGTATTGGTTTTCAGAAGGTCATGCTGTTGATATAAGCGACAGTGACGATACTACTGCATATTTTGTTGAAGCAACTTTACTTGATTATGAAACAGACCAAGAGCCACCAGAGAGTCTGTGGCAAGATGAAGGGTTTTTAGAGAAACACTATAAAGCTATGCACAGAGTATTTCCAAACATAGAACAAGAATTAAACTGGCATGAATTTTATTAATGAAAATCGTTCTTGATATTGAAACCAACACAGCACACGATAAGATTTGGTGTGTCGTTACTCGTAACATTGACAATTCGGAGGTGAAAGTATGGAAACATCCAGAAGGACTACAAAAGTATTTGGACTCTTGCACTTTGATTATAATGCACAACGGCATAAACTTCGACGGTCCTGTTCTCAAGAAGAATTGGAAGATTACTATGAAGAAGACGCAAGTGTGCGATACGCTCGTAATAAGTCGTTTGTTTTCGCCAAGCATCGAGTCTGGACACTCACTACAAGCATGGGGTGAGCGTTTAGGATATTACAAAGCACCTTATAAAAAGATATGGTCTTGGATGACTAATAAGTCTTTAGTTGTTGAAGATGCTAAAGGCAAGAAAGTTGACCAAAGCAATTTAGCTTTTGACGAGCCTGTAATGTCAGCACTAGTGTGGTATTGCATACAGGACACATTAGTAACTCAGAAACTGTATGAACATTTAACCAAGGAGATGTCACATGACTATTCAAAAGAAAGTATCAAACTCGAACACGAAGTCGCATTCATCATCGCAGAGCAAGAGCGAAATGGATTCCGATTCAATGAAGCTAAAGCTCTACAATTATTATCTGTTCTTAAAACTAAGTTGGACGCTATTTGCGTTGAAATGCAGAGCATCTTTCCTGCCAAAGTCACATCTGGTCGCACCCATAAAACACATGGTAGACCCCTTCCCGACATCGTGGAAAACTTCAATCCCGGAAGCCGCAAGCAAATCGCCGAAAGGCTCATCGAGAAGGGTTGGAAGCCGAGCAAGCTCACAGAAAAAGGCAGCATCATCGTCGACGAAACCACGCTCGAAGGCATCGACATCCCAGAAGCGAAAGCCATCGCTGAATACTTGATGTTACAAAAGCGGATAGCACAGGTTGAGAGTTGGATTGATGCTATTCAAATTGATGGTCGTGTGCATGGACAGGTCATTACTAACGGCGCAGTCACTGGTCGTATGACCCACCACAGTCCTAACATGGCACAAGTACCCAACAGTGGCAGTCCTTATGGACCAGACTGCAGAGAACTTTGGACAGTTAATAAAGGATATAAATTAGTTGGCATTGATGCAAGCGGT